CTTCGGAACACTGGCTAGCGCCAACGCAATGAGTGCCGCCAACTCTTACTAAAGGAGTCTTCTTGAAGACGGCTTTTGGTGGTCCTTTCGGAACACCTTGAGTACGCTACTCAAGGGCTTCTACGCCAGGTGCGTAGGCTTCTGCGTACCTTCCTCTCCAGCACAACCAGTGCTGTGAGTTCACTCTGCCTCTCGGCAGAGGAAGTACGTCGTAAAAGGTCTGTCAGAGATTCTGAGAGATCGTGAGGTATACCTTTTGCAAGGGCTACCTCTACGGCGTTAGCTAGGACCGGCATCCCATAGGGCGTAAGCCCCGGGAACACGGCTTCTAGTAACCTCTCGTCCTCCTGGTCGGAGGACAGGTAGTCCGCGTCGGCCTCTCGGCCGGCAACGTGCCACCATTCGACACCACTGTGGTGTAGAATCTGGTTGGCTCTCGTGGACCGCCTATCGAACGTCCGCAACCGTTCATCACGGCTCCAGACTCTTTCGAGCCATGGGGGCATACGTTCATTCAGCGGGATCCCAAGCGGGTTCCACCCAAGTCCATAGGGCTCAGGCAGGTCAGCAATGTAGCTGACAACCGCTTTTTGGCGGGGACTTAGCAAAGCTAAGGCCCTGGGGCCGAACATCTGACAAAAGGCCACAAAGCTTTGGTCAGACACCCGACCCTTCCACTTGAAGCCCTGGATAACGCTGTTAGACGTTACCACCCTACCGATGAACTCGGCAACATCCTTGCTCCAGAGTGTTTTATGCTCTGAGATGGGGACACCGAGGGCTGTCATCAGTCTCCGGTACCGCTGAGCTGTTTCCAGATCAGCGATAGTGACGTCGTCTCCTACAATCACGTAAGGAAACTCGCCACTCACCTCCTCTTCAGGAGTGGGTCGATATCCACTCTCCTTGAATGCCCACTGCACCAGGTTATGGTGGAGTATGGCAAAGGATGCAAACGTGGGGTACAACCCTAAAGGTGACCCTACGGACCATTGGAGATACCTAGACATATCCGCTGATGGGCGAACCCACCAGCGACCTCTGCAGGTATCCTTGAAGAATTGGAGCCACCGTGTTCCAACCCCGTACCTAGACAGGGCTTCCAATTGGAGGTCCAATGGAAGGTTATCTGAGCAATTGCTCAGATCCATAGAACACATGGTACGGCCTTCTTGTATCCATTTCTGGATCTTGGGAATAGCCGCCTCCTGGTCAAACGTATAATCGTTTGGCACTCTTTTCAAAGCTGCGAAGAGGACGCGCCCCAGTGGCTGGAGAGCCATCTGGTATACGCGGTACGGGTTAGCTGCAAATCGCAGTTTATACCCTCCCTCCTGAATAAGGGAGATAATCCCCATGTCAGGAAGTTCCTCAGCACTGAGAGATGGATCGATCATGCGCTCGGTCTCCATTTGGAGATCAAGATCAGGCTCGAAATCTTTCTCAAAGCCTCTCACAACCCCGCTTAGGATGTCCCAATTCCTGGATGTCCATAGCGGACGACCGATGAGTACACGGAGTGATTCGTATACTCCATCGATCTCCGGGACCGTGACCAGACCCTTAGGCGCTCTCCGTGACGGAGATGCGTGATAATCCACGAGGGGACTACCGGCATCCTCCCTTACATCAAGGGAGACGAAGAACG